TTACACCGTCTTAAACATATTCTGTTTTAGTGGTTGTGTGCCGAGAGTTTTTTCAACTTCTTTTCTTGCTTGTTCCAGTTCTTCGAGCCTTATCATTTCATCCTTGGCATCATCCAAACCAAGATGGGTATAGGTGTTCATCGTGACACCTATATCGGAATGTCCCATAAGGTATTGCAATGTTTTCGGATTCATCCTTGCCTTTGCCATATTTGAACAATAGGTATGTCTGCAAATATGAGGGGTGATATTAGGCAGTTGCTCTTTGAAAATATCATTGTATCTCTTGACCGAGTGATTAAACCTATGCTCCCAATGCATTGCAACTTCAGGCATTCCCTTTGAATCTCTGAACAGAAAACCGCAATGTCCTGCAACCATAATTTCAGGAAGATTTGCAGGCCTGTTATCAAGTATTCTTTTGAATGCTTGATAAACATCTTCCGTCATAGGTAGTTTTCTTGTGCCGGCATTTGTTTTTGTTGATTCAATCACATACTCCATTTTTGAGGTTCTCTGCAACTGGTGGTCAATATTGATGATTCTGTTGTTCATATCAAGGTCATTTATCGTCAACCCACAAAATTCTGAAATTCTCAAACCAGTATGAAAGAGAATGTAGAAGACATCATAGTATTTGTAGTAAACATTGTCGTAACGAACAAATTTCAAAAACTTGTTCATTTGCTCTTTCGTCAGAGCCTGTCTGGTGTGTTCAGTGTTTATGATAATGCCGAGTAATTGGAAACCGAAAGGGTTCTTCATTAGAATATCATCATCAACTGTCATTTGAAATGCCGGTCTTAAAACACCTCGCACTGTTTTTATTGTACTCGAGCCTCTTCCGTCTTCCTGTAATTTAATGAGAAACAGCTTTGCATCGGAAGTTTTGATTTCACCGATTTTGCGACTGCCAAATTCCTCTTTGCTCATAATGTTTTGCACAAAGTTGTAATTTGAAAGTGTGTTGTGTCTTACACCTGTCCTTGTTTTGAGATAACGGGAGATTAACTCGTTGACGGTGATATTTCTGCCGGTTATGTCAAGTCTTGAGTCAACGTCTTTACCGACCAGCTTTTCTAATTCTCTTAGTGATAGGCAAGGCTGTTTGCCTATTGGTTGTGGATCTGTCGGAACAAGTCGCCAGCTGTATACAAATTTTGGCTTGCCGTCAACTAAATACTTGAATTGATATTTTCCGTTTGCCCTTATTGATTCTCCGTTGTGCAAAAGTCTATGCTTTGAATCTCGTCTTTGTCCTCGGGTTGCCATTCTTAAGTTCCTCCTTCATTCCTGAGTTATTAAGATATTTTATAAATTCATCTTTGATGATTAACTTTCGTGTTCCGTATTTAGCCATAAAGGGAAGACCGCTTTGGCTTGTAAGACGGAACATTTTTCTTCTGCTGAGTCCAAATAATTCGGCTGTTTCAATTACCGTCAAAAAATCTTTGTCCTGCAATGATGGCTTATCCATATTTTTTACCTCCTCGTTTGGTACTCATATATTGCCGTAAAACTCTCAGAATAGCAACTACTTTCAGCAGATAAAAGGAAACTATATCGTAGAATTATTGCACAGATATTCCTCAAATTTTGTTCGTATAATCAAATAGCGATTACCGCTCAAAACTGAAAAAATTCCGAGATTATCCTCGGCAAGTTTCCGCATTTTTTTAATGCCGATGTTAAAATATAATCCGGCTTCTTTGACAGTTAGGGTGTAACGCTCTGCGTATGTAGGCTTATCCATTTTGTTTTCCTCCGTATCTGTATTTGACATAACAACTATGACTGCAAAATTTTCTTTTTGCATTGCCGTAAACTGTAAAAGTTTTTCTGCAATAATGACAAGTCAGCTCATAAATGGCTTTCCTTTTGACTAAATCAAGATGATTGTTCCACCACTTGTTTCTGCAAGCGTCTGAACAAAATCTCTTGCGTTTGCGGTGTTCGTTTTGCTCAACCGGTTTTCCGCATTGTTCGCAATAAAGAGTGTGATTATCATTGCTTTGCAAATCAGCACTCATCAGCTTGTTCCTTTTACAGTATGATTTTATTGTATTAACGGATAGGCTTGTGAGATTTGAAATCTGTTTGTATCCGTAACCGTTCTTTCGGTAGCTTTCAATTTGCTTTTTCTCATTGTCTGTCATAAAAAGCACCTCCTACCATATAGCCACGGCAGAAGGTGAAAAGGACGCTTTTTAATCTTTCATATAAAATTGACATTCATAACCGTCCGCACGGAGTAAAAGACCTTTTGCCCAAGGCGGAGTTCTGCTCATTTGTTCGCAGATAGTGTTTACGGAAACATCTTTTTGGCATTCAATAATAACCTCGTCATGAACATGAGCGACTATGCGGTAATTTGTTAGTGCCTGCATTGCATAGAGCAAAATATCCCTTGCGATGGATTGAATGATATTTTCACAGAACTTAGGACCGTAGCTTTCAAGCCGTTCCCACTTTTTTGTACTGCCGATGCCTTCATAAGTGACAGCCTCACTGCCATATTTATTTATCCCGATTCTTGGCTTAACATATGCAAGCCTTCTGTCGGAGGGAGAGTGATGAACAGAAATCCGCTTTTGTAGGTAAAAGATATGCCATTGGTTTCAGTAGGTATCCTTTTGATAACAGTTTCTTTAACGCATTTATCAATGTCCCACCAGAGTTTAGTAATTGACGGATTAGAGTTTCTCCACGCACACACAAGAGGTTGAAGTTCATCCTCTGAAAGCCCCATCTGAATAGCATCCATAGCTTCAATGCCCCGACAGAACCGCCGTATCCGAGTGCAAGCTCGGCGATTTTGCCTTTTTGTCGCAGATCCCCGTTTATTCCATGCTTTTCAACAGGAACACCAAACATTTGTGATGCACTACTGCAATAAATATCTTTGCCCTCCCTAAAAACTTTGTTTCTCCATTTCTCATCTGCAAGCCACGCAAGAACCCTTGCCTCAATAGCAGAAAAATCGGCTACTATGAATTTGCAACCATGCTGTGGAATAAAAGCAGTGCGGATGAGTTGTGAAAGTGTGTCCGGAATATCATCATAAAGAATACTGAGTGCATCATAATTTCCGCATTTTACAAGACTTCGTGCATCTGCCAAATCACTCATATGGTTTTGCGGTAAATTCTGTAATTGCACAAGTCTGCCTGAAAATCGACCTGTTCTGTTTGCACCGTAAAACTGAAACATTCCTCTTGCACGGCTGTCTTTACAAACGGCATTTTTCATTGCCGTGTATTTCTTAACACTGCTTTTTGCTAGTTGCTGCCTGAGGGATAACACTTTGTGTACATGATACGGTGCAGTTTTCAGCATTTCTGAAACTGATGTTTTGTTAAGACTTTCGGTTTCAAATCCGTTTTCAGAGAGCCAGTTTTTCATTTGCTGAACGGAATTTGGATTATCAAGATTGGTAAGGGATTGTATATCATTGACAAGCGACTTTTTAACCATTTCATCAATAACTATTGTGTTTTCAACTAAAAACATATCTACACCAATGCCACGGTCATTTATATTTTGGTCAAGGTGGTATTCGTTCCATATTGAATCACTTACAGGAAATCTTGATAATTTCTTTTGAATACTCATCTCAGTTTCAACATCACGAATATTGTATGCCTTGAAATTATTCCACTTTTCTATATTGTGATATGGCATATTTCTTGTTCTGCCATTATTGATTTTTGTAGGGGAACAGGGAATACAAAAATATCGTATGAGATTTTTACCCTCTGACAGCTTTTGCTTTTCAAGGCCTAATACAGCACCCACACCTTCAAGAGAAAGGGGAAGACCAAGTGTTGCCGACCAGACAAGAGTACAATGCCAAGATGACGGGTTAAGGTATTTGCCGTCAAAATCTATACCTACATCTTTAAGATATCTTGACAGGCAGATTCTTTCAAATTGTGCATTGAATGCCCATTTGATAACCGAAGTATCAGTCAGTGCATCAAGAATATCCTCGGGTATCTTTTCTCCCATACACAAGTCAATGACTTTGACATTACTGCCGTCAACAGAATAGCCGAACAGCAGAATTTCAAAATCATCACTTTCCGCATAGCGGTAAACACCGGATTTCTGAAGATTAGCACTTGAATATGTTTCTATGTCAATACTGATTGATTTCATATTTTCACTTCCTTATATATGAAAAAACGGACGGCAGAGAATATCCCTCCACCGTCCGAATTTGTTAATTATCTAAGTTGCTTTTCTTAGCCTTTTTCGCTATTCTGTGCTTTCTAAAAGTCTTGTGAATAAGGAAAATTAAATCCGTTACGGTACTTATGATGCCATACATACCTATTCCCAAGAAAAAACAGAAGATAACAACTACATCAAATAATTTTGCAAGTTCATAAAATTCGTTCATATCATTTACCTCGTATTATGTTAGGATAAGAAATCATCATCTGTTTCAGTTCTGAAATCATCAGTAGCCGAACTTCTGCCACCAAGCGGTTCGCCGTCCTTTATTTTCTGAATGTTGCCAAGACCACAGGCAATACCTTTGCTGCCATTTGAATTGAATGCGTAAAAATTAAGAGACACTCTTGCATAACAACCGCTGTACACCTCATCTCTGTCAAGAATAGGTTTTACAGCCTTATCAACAATCTGCGGAGCGGTTCTGCTGTTTGCATTGATAAACCAGTGACCTGCATAAGCCTCATCATTACGCTCGGTATCACCGTCACGAAGAGGAAGTTTAAGTGATGCTTTGTTTGGCTTTTTACCACCAAATTTACCGATACCTTCTTCAATTGCAGTATTTACAGCGTTGTTAATCGCATTAACGGTTTCAGTATCATCTTTTGGAATAAGTACGGATACGCTGTATCTTTCAGGACTGCCGTTGATTGAAACAGGTTCCCAACCGTGAAAATATGAAAGTCTTGTGTTTTTGCCTGTGATAACTTTTGTTTTGTTTGAATTAGCCATAATAATTAGTCCTCCGTTTTAAATTCGTTTTTAACATCTGTGATTGTCATAGCATCTCTTTTGTCCGTTTCGGGAACAAGAGCAGGCTTGCCTTTTGGTTTAATGATGAGATTTCCAAGTATCTCGTTGAAATTTTGCTTACCTAAAAGCTTTTGCATTTCTGTAAGTGTGATAAGACTCTTGCGATAAATGTCTTTGTAGCCGGCATCTTCCAATGCTTTAGCCACTGCGGTTTCATCTTTATACTTTCGTACAGACCGTCCTTCAACAATTTTAAAACCGTTCCAATGCTTGCCGTGATTGACAGCTGATTCGGTAGCATATGCTATTATTTCATTTGCCCACTTCGTGAGATTGGGGATAACAGATAAAATCTTTTCAATTTCAGAATCAGTAAGAAGTGGGGGAAGTCTGAATTCTTCCTGTGCAAGTTTCAGATTGTTTTCGGCTCTTGCTCTGCATCTTACTGATGCTTTGCAGAATGTACACCAATCACCGACACAGTAATCACCTTCACCTTTAACAGCTAATTCTGCTTTTGGCTTTAGTACATTTTCTGCCCAGCCTTTGAGCTCATCAGCAGAAACAGTCCAAGTGCTGACATTATCTCTGCGTGGCTGAAAAATTGACATTGACACATCTTTAATGTCATATAGGCGGTCAAAGATTTTTAAAGCACCGAGAGCATAACATTTCATCTGCGGGTTATCAAAGGCATCAACCAATACTCCCATTCCATATTTGAAATCAATGATATGTATTTTGCTTTCAGAAACAATAATGCAGTCGGCTGTTCCAAAACCATTTGGTACATATTCTGAAAAATCAACCTTTTGTTCAATAAGAATCAAAGGATCTTTACATTTCTGTTTTGCAAGATTGAATTGTTCAAGTACAAAATCAACATATAAGTCGGTGTATTCCTGCATTTCATCGTTTGTGTAAGGGGAGACAGGCTCGTCACTTTTTCTGCATAATATGTTTTTCAGTTTATGCTCACACCACGCATGGGCGACTGTGCCTTCTTCAGATGCTTTGGTTGATTTGTTCTCAAACTTTGATTCAAGCACGGCACTTGGTGTACAATTGAGCCATCTGTGAGAACTTGAAGGGGAGAGGAAAGCGTGATTACTCATTCTTAAGTGCCTCCGCATCTTTGATGATTTCTTCGTAATGACAGGGGTCAATTTCTGACAGTTTGTTTCCACCATACTTTACAATGATTTCTCTAACCTCAGAAGTGAGTCCGCTTTGACTTTTTTTAGCAAGAACACCCCTTACATCTTCAAGTGAATACACCTTTGAATTTCCTGTACTTTCAGAAGTATGTACGGTTGACTTCTTCGAAATTTCAGTAATCTTTATCTCATTCAAGAGATTTGAAACAGTCTGCAGACTTTCTGTAAGTGTGCCAATGTTTTTGATTACCTCGGTAATCGCATCAAGTAATGCTGTTATTTTGTTCATAACTGCCTCCTTTTTTAACCTTGGTAATGGCGAGTTCCTCAATAGAATCACTTGGAACAAGGATTGTGATTTTCTGTTTTCTGCCGAACAGCATTCGCAAAAATCGTTCTCGCAAGGTGATGTTTTTGCAGGATACCATACTGTTTCTTTGTGGTTTGTCCGAAACACTGATTTGAAGATTGTGTTTCATATATTGCACCTCCGTTTCCGAGAGCATTGTTGCCCTCTGTCTGTTAGCCACGGGAGAGTGCTTAAAAGGACGCTTTTTGAAAAATTTTATTTTTATTATTTATTCGTAAGCAAAAAATCCCCATCAAGGAATAAAACTTCCTTGATGGGGATTTGGCTTTGTTAGAATATTATGCTATTGTCTGTTAAGATAAAATCTCGTTTACTCTTTTCTGAATGGCGTTGTAGTCATAGCCGGCTTTGGTAAGACGTTTTTTGCGGTCGGCGCCGTTGCCCCATTTGCCCTGAATTACCTCTCTTTAATGCATTAACTCATCTACAGCAGTCGAAATCACTTCTAAACAAACCATTTCATAATTGCCATAAACAGATTAAAACACATTTAACCATTCGAGTATGAATACAATGTACTTGATTCATAACATAAGCTCCATATTTAAATTACTGCTATACTTTGTGTCAACTTTATTATTTGTTTTTTTGGTTAAAAATTATTTCATTGAATAAATCACACAAATTATTATTTTTTTCGGCACAATCTCCCAATAAATTCACTATATGTGCACTGGGTGAAATAGCATAATTATTTTTCTCTGCAATATCATGAATATTCTCAAGCTTGCTTACTTCATTTTTACCGCAAAATATAATCAGCCCAGCAATATATTCATTTCTAACAGTAGGATTTAATGAAAATAAATACTTATAAGTTAAGAATGGCAATTGATATTGTTTGATATTATTGGAGGTACTGTACTTAGCATCAAGAACAAAATAATATATACTTTCATCATTCGTAACCTTAATCAAATAATCCGGGTTATAATAAGTTCCCGTTCTAACATCTTTACCACCTAAAAGAGCAAGAGCTTTAATATCTGAAATACTAATAGTAGTACTTCTAAACAAATTAATATTGTTACTATAATCACTAGCCATTAATTCATTATAAATAATAGGCTGAAAATACACGGTAACATTATTATTCTTCTTATAAAATTCAAAGTA